ATAAAAGAAGTATATGAAAGAGGAAAGACACAAATAGAAGTAACATTTGGTGATAAAATACCAGGTTTAGCAGAACAAATAAAAAAATTAACGAATAAGGTGGTGGTTTGATGAATGAAATAGAATTAGAAAGTTTCCCTTTTAATAGTATTATAGATGATAGAGAATATGAAGCATCTATTTTTAGAAATTACTTTGGAAAGTTTTTAACAACAGGTGTTTATTTTGGTTTATATAATGATTATGGCGATTATAGTATGAAAGTAATGCCAGATAATGGTTTGAATGTAAAAGTAATTAAAGGTTGTGGATTAATAAAAGGTACAGATTTTAACTTAAAAAATGACACAATATTATCATTACAAATGCCAATAGGTAATAATAGAAATGATATGGTTGTTGTAAGATTTGATGATACATTAGAAGAAAGAAAAACTAAATTGTATATAAAAGAAGGGACAACTACAGAATTTGCAGAATTAGAAAGAACTATAGATGTATATGAAATATGTTTAGCTAAAATTATAGTAAAAGATAGAGCATTAGAAATAACAATTGATGATATTATAGATACAAGAAGAGATAGCAGTTTATGTGGTATTGTTACAAGTTTAATTGATATTGATATACAAGATGTTTTAGATGATATAACAGTTAAAAAAGATAAATTCTTTTTAGATTTAGATATAATAACTGAAAAAGAAAAAGCAGAATTTTTTGAAAGATTAAATATTTGGTTTGAAACAATTAAAGATATAATAGATGAAAATACAGCAATCCATTTATTAAATTTAATAAATGAAAATAAACAAAAAACCAATGAAAACAATCAAAAAATAAACGAAAATAGTGAAAAGATAAATACGAAGGCAAATAAAAAGAAAACCTACAATATAGAAATAGACACAAACTGGACAGGAGAAAACACAAAAAGAATACAAGTACAAGGAATAGAAGAAACAGAAATAGTAAGTGTATATCCTATTTGGTCAGAAAATAAAGAAACAAGAATACAGGAAAAAGAAGAATATAATAAAATTAGTTTAGTTAAATCAGGAGAAAATTGGGTTGAATTAACTTGTGATGAAGAAACACCAACTATAAAGCTAAATGCAAGAATAGAGGTGGTGTACTAATGCAAGGTAATATTTTGGGACAAACAGGTGTAGGCTTAAAAATAAATGGAATAATAGAGGAATATAAGGTTGCAAGTGGTGGAAATGTACGAGCTGGGGATTTTGTACAATATATAAATAAAACTATAACAACCAAAAGTAATACAAAATTAAATTCCGAAAAAAATACAGGTAGATATATGAGAGCTACATTATTAAATGAAAATAGAGTGTTTATAGCAAGTATATATGGAACAAATTATTATTTATATGGAATGGTATGTGAAATAGAAGACAATACAATAACAATAAAATCAGAAAAAGTATTATCAACTTCAAAACTAGACTATACCCATAAACCATATTTAGTAAGCTTATCCGAAAATAAAGTTATTATTTTTTATAAGCTATCAATGACAACTTCTTTATATGGTATAGTTTGTAATATAGGAGATAACGCAATTACAACTAGTACTTCAACACAAATAAGTTCTGGAAGTATATATAAAATACTAAAACTAAAAGAAAATAGAATAATACTTATTTATTATAAAGAGAATTATATAAATGGAATGGTATGTGAAGTAGAAAATAATATAATAACAGTAATAAAAGATGAAACAATATGTTATGCACCAGGAGTGAGTCATTATCGTTCTGCTATATTAATAAAAGAAAATACAATTTTTATAAATTATAGTTCTAATTCTTCAAGTACGACAAGTCCTAATATTTTATATGGAATTGTATGTAAAATAGAAGAAGATATGAGATTTACAATAGGAGTAAGTACACAATTAAGAAGTTCTACAGCAGATAAAGGAGGAAATTTATCTGCTACTAAACTTGATGAAAATAAAGTGTTTATTGCTTTTAATACATATAATAGTTCAAATAGTAGTTGGGATATTTATACAGGAAGTTATGAAATAAAAAATACATTAATAACAGAATATACACCAATATTAAATACTTATAAAGGCTCATGTAGTGAAACATTGTTTCCTTTTGCAATATCAGCAGTAACTCTTTCAAAGAATAGAGTATTTGTTATTTATTGCAACGGTGGAACTTATTCACATTATAGTTTATATGGGCTAGAATTTATAATTATTAATAGAAAAATCAGAAGGATTATTGACAAAGTACTTGATATAGGTAGTTATACAGGATATAGCATATTAGGATTACATTTGCAAAATAATAAAATATTTATTGCACATACATATTCTGATAGCAATTATGATTTAAATGGAAAAGTAATAGATATTGATTCAGGAATTTTAAATATAGTATCATTAGAAAATGAAATGTTTGGTTTAGCTAAAACAAAAGGAATAGAAGGTCAAACAGTAAAAGTATATGTACCAAAATTACCAGAATATATATTAACAGAAGATGAAAATAGAATGATAACAGAAAATGGAGAGGAGATAAGAAATGAGTGATATAAAAATAAGTGAGATGCCAGAAGCTACAGAATTAAATAATAATGATTTGTTAATGATAGTACAAAATGGAGTAAATAAAAAAATAAAAACAGAAAATACAGGAATATCAGAATTACAAACTAGCTTACAACAAGAAATATTAGGAGTACAAACAGATGTAGAACAAAAAATATCAGAAATGTTAAAATTAGTGTTTCCAGTTGGCTCTACATATATAACACAGGAAGAGATAAATCCAAATACAATATTAAATTTTGGAACATGGGAAAGATTGAAAGGAAAAGTAAGTTTAGGATTAGATGAAGAAGATGAAAATTTAAACACAATTGGAAATATAGGAGGAGAAAAGTCACATAGAATAACTGCTAGTGAACTTCCATATAAAATGGATTCCCAAAGAAATAGTGACACTGGAAGTGATTGGAATACTCAAGGGGTACAAGAATTTCCAGATAGTAAAAAAATGTCTATAATGCAACCTTATGAGATAGTAGGCTATATGTGGATAAGAAGAACATAAAAAGGAGTAAAAGAAGATGAAATATATAATAACAGATAAAAATAATGTAATTATACATATAAGTGAAACAATCGGATATCAAGAAAATGGGAATGTATTAGTAGATAATAATACATTAGCAATAGCTAGACCATTAGTTAAAAAAGTTTATGAAGTAGAGAATATAGAAGAAGGTATAACAGAAAATAAATACTGTTATATAGAGGAAGAAGGTTTTTATAAGAATGAAAATTATAAAGAACCAGAACTAACAGAAAAACAAAAAATAGAAGATTTAAAAGAACAAGTAACAAATATACAATTAGCATTGGCAGAAATAGTTGAAGGAGGAGTGTAAGATGGCTAGAGTATATAGAGATTTAATAAAAAAAGGTTTGAGAACAATAGATACTATTCCAGAAAAATATAGAGAAGAAGTGGAAGAACTTTTGGAAAGTGAGGAATAAGTATGGAGTCAATAATAGTAGCAATAATAACAGGGGGACTATCCTTAATAGGGGTAGTCTTTTCTAATTTGTCAAGTAATAAAAAGATACAAAGTCAATTAAATACACAACAGGCAGTAATGGATACAAAAATAGGTGAACTTACAAGAGAGGTAAGGGAGCATAATCATTTTGCACAAAGGATACCAGTAGTAGAGGAACAAATTAAAGTGATAAACCATCGTATAGAAGATTTAGAGAAGAAGGTGAATTGATATGAAAGAAAATATAGAGGATTTGAAAAAGTGGATTAAATGTGCTGGAATAAGAGCAATAAAAACAGTAGCACAAACAGCAGTGGCAATGGTACCAGTAGGAATAAATATAAATGAGATAGGCTGGGGGACAGTAATAGGAACATCAGTATTAGCAGGAATATTAAGTATATTAACAAGTGTAGCAGGTTTGCCAGAAGAAAAAGTTAAATAAAAGGAGGAATAAGAATATGGAAGGCGATAATCTAGGAATAGAAGAAGGTCTAGAAGGAGTTGAGGAGTAATGGAAATAAAAACAAAACTAACAACAGTAAATAGAACAGTTATGAATAATAAACAAAATAAATATATAGTTATACACTATGTAGGAGCAGTAAGTACAGCAAAAGCAAATGCTGATTATTTTTATTCAGTAAATAGAAAAGCGTCAGCACATTATTTTGTAGATGAAAATGAAATATATCAAGTAGTAAAAGAAGGTGACAGTAGCTGGCATTGCGGAACTACAGGAAAATATTATAGTGATTGTAGAAATTCTAACTCAATAGGAATAGAAATGTGTTGTTTTAATAATAATGGGGTATTAGATGTATCAGAAAAAGTTATTGAGAATACAGTAAAATTAACAAAAGAATTGATGGCAAAATATAATATACCAGTAGAAAATGTAATAAGACATTATGATGTAACACATAAATGCTGTCCTGCACCATTTGTAAATAATCCTAATAGATGGAATGATTTTAAATCAAGATTAGTTGGACAAGCTAAAGTATCAGAGTTGCAATACAAAGCACATATTCAAGATATAGGGTGGACAGATTGGAAACAAATAGGAGAAGTAGCAGGAACAGCAGGAGAAGGGAAAAGGGTTGAGGCTATAATTTTACAAGGAAATAATGGATTAGATTTAAGTTATAGAGTACATATAGAAAGTATAGGCTGGACAGGATGGGTAAATAATGGACAAGTTTGTGGTACAACTGGTGAGAGTAAGAGAATAGAGGCAATAGAAATTCAGTCAAATAAGATGCTAGAGGTTCAAGAACATATTGAGAGTGTGGGGTGGATGCCTTCTTCAAAGGGAACTTATGTTAAAGTTGGTACAGAAGGAAAGTCTTTGAGGTTAGAAGCTTTTAAAATTAGTGTTATGTAATATATGGCTAGATTGATTTATTTCAGTCTAGTCATTTTTTAATTTTAATTCATTACTAAGATATTTATATATACAAGAATGAACAAAATGTGAATATGAAATATTATCATCTTTTAATTTCTTAGATAATTTCTCATTTAAATTTTTATCAATTTTTAATAATCTAGAAGTTTTTGTTTCTTTTTCTTTTTGCCATTCAGCTTTATAATTTCTTTTAAATTCTTCCATAAATTCCTCCTTGATTTTTCTAAATCTTTCGTATATAATTATATAACAAGAGAGGAATTATCCTCTCTAGGCTTAGTCAAACATATGATGTAGTATCATTATATTTTGCCAAAGCTGTTTTTGTTTTGCTTGTAGCTTTCTGTTTTTGCGGATAGAAGCTATAAGCTTTTTAATTTTTACTATCATGTTATCACCTCCTTAA